ACCAACAATCGTGGTATGACGCAGGAGTCAATCGATTCGATTAACAGGCTGGCATACAATCAGTATCTTGGGTTGGTTTCTGGAAAAGGATTTAGAAAAGGGGGTGAGGGTGACCCGGTGCCCGGATACGCCCCCGCATTAAAACTAGGCTCAGATACCCCTATGGGCAGGGTGGTTTCGGATCCTAATGCAGATGAACCCGTGGGTATATTTAGTCTACTTGGTAGAGGAAATGTACCTAGAGTTCTTGATGACATGGGCGTGAACTACAGCACACAGGGTATTGAGGCTGCTATGGGCGATCCTAGGACAGCCGTTGTCCCAAACGTCGCATCAGTGTCTCCGGCGGCAAGCGAAATAGCTAACGCCGCACAAAACGCCAAGGTTTTCGGAGCGGGCACTGACTCGAGTCCTACTGCTAACGTCGCTGAAGTATTACTAAATGATGAGGCGGTCACGACGGTTCCGGCTACGAATCAGAAACCGAGTGGCACAGTTACTTTGTCTCGTTTTGACAGGCCATCCCTCAACCTACCAAGTGACAATCTTCCGCAGAACCCCAACCTGTATGATGAAAGTCAGTTGGCTATTGCAGAAGAAAACCGCCGCAAAGCGGAAGCTGCTCAAGCCGTTCTGGACATTATACGTAGATCAGAGGTAGTACCGATCACCGCAGCAGAGGTCACGGGTGATTACATTCCATTGACTCCGGATAATCCGTTTTTCTTCGCGAATCAGCCGACAGGCAACACGGTCCCAGAAGACATGAACAGACGTTTCCAAAATGAAGTAAGGTTCGCCGACCTTGTTAACCCGAACAGGGATAGAATGCTGGCCCTTGAACCTGTTGTTGAAGGCCGTCCCATTTCGTATGGAATTGCCGGTGACGCAAGACCCGCGTTTCAGACACAGCCTTACCCTTCGGGCATTCCTTCGATAAGTGACATGATTAGATTTCCGACGGGTACACAGCTATGAGAATTGAAATTAAAATAATTCCAGATGGATTGGATCCAGCGAAGGAAATACAAGACGGCATTCCTGTTGATCGCATGATTAGTGCGGGGGGCGGAGAAGGAGAGTCCTGCCCTGCTGCTACCCAAGATATCGACCTCAATCTGGAAAACAGACAAAAAGCCATAGACGAGTATGGTTATGGTCCGTTGAATCCAAATTTGGACGACACCGGCAAGAATGATAGTTTTTGGCAAAGCATAGCTGACACATTCAATACGGACATAGAGGCAGCGAAAGAAAGTCGCTGCGGCAACTGCGCTGCTTTTAACCTAACTTCACGCATAAAAGACTGCATCGCAAAGGGCATTGGCCTGAATGATGGCGCGGACCCCTTTGAGTCTGTTGAAGCTGGCGACATTGGATATTGCCAGTTTTTGAAATTTAAATGCGCGTCGATGCGTGTGTGTAATGCTTGGGTTTCTGGTGGTCCGATAACAGATGCAAAAATGGCGTCATAATGGATGTCGTAGATTTTCTATCAAGGTATCAGAAAACCTTGCAAACACGGGTAGATGATATTAGCATCTCCCTGACTAGCGGTAGCGCATCTGATATGGAGTCATATCGTGCTATGGTGAGTGAGATTCAGGGGATCACTTACGCGCTAGAAGAGTTACGCGCCCTGCTAAAAAAGGTTAACTATGACGACGCTTCTAGTCCCTGACCATATTTTACGGCAGCAGCAAGCCAAGAAAAAAGCTGAAGAAGAAGCCTCCAAAAAGCCCGCACTAGACAGGA